AGGGGATGAACCCCTGGCATTGTAACCGCACTTAATAGCACGGAGGTGTCAATGAGCTCTGTAACCAGTGAGGTTGTTGAAGGGCGTCTGCCCTATCATCAAACTATGGTTTACAAAGGTAAGACGTACACGAATGTTTACGCAAGTTGTTATGCGTATTTTCGGTACGATCATGGTAAGGACTCAGTAGATGATGGGTCTTTTGTCCCAGGAATCTATCGAGTAAACCCTTATTATGTCATTGACTGTACGTACAAGGCCGAAAATAGTAATATGAATCGGACCTATACGCACCCAGATGGCCGAATATTTTCTTTCGAACTGTCTGGAAATGGTGTAGTTTATGGAAACTTTAAAAAGTTGACGGAAGACTATTCCACCTTTGACGCCACGGCTTATGAGCAACTGGCCTTGCAAAAGGCCCAAGCTAAAGTCGGTAAAGGCGAAGTCCAGGTTGGCGAGGATCTCGGAGAAATTCGAGAAACCGTCAAAATGCTACGTGAGCCGTTATCTGCATTAAAGAAGTTCTTTGTAGATGATAACGCACGGAATCTGAAGCTCATGCGAACATTAGTACAAAAGCATGATTACTTCACTCTAGGGCGTATGTCGCAGCGAACTGCAACGGCTGCTGCTGATGCAGCTGCAGACACGTGGATGGAACTGAGATACGGTTTACGACCGTTAATTGGTTCTCTGGAGAATGCTATTAAGATTGTCGATGGAACGTATAGGAAAGTGTTAGATCCTAATAAGATCTACACCTGTAAGACCAAGCTCGATTTCACTGAGCTATCCACACTTGTAACACAACACTCGTGTGGTGGATTTCCTTATGTCGTTACATCAAAGGTAAGAGATGACGTCCAGGCTACTGCTAGTATTGCTTTTAAATACAGTGGTCCGCCGCCAACGCTTCTTGACGAAGTCGGGCTTTCAGCTCGATTCTTACCAGAAACTGCATGGGCTTTGACCCGTGCAAGCTTCGTGTGGGATTGGATCATATCTATTGGTCCATGGCTTGAGTCACTCCGTATTAACCCAGGTTATGATGTACTGGGGCACACGACGGGAATCAAGCACCAACGTACTGGGACTGTTGTCCAATTGCAATCGATTTATTTCGACCAATATGCACAGCACGACGTGCCCGACGCTACGATACAGGTGAAAGCGTATCGGCGAAGGGTGGATGTGAGTGCACAGTACAGGCCACACTTCACTTGGGGGCGAACCCTCGATCTTTGGAAATTGATCGATTCGCTCTCGTTAATTTGGCAATCAATGCCACAACGAAAGAGGTAAGATATGAGTATTGCTACTCTATCGCTCCAGAAGAACGCTACCGGTGCAACAATTACTGGTGGTACTGCCATGTCGTTATCACGAGATGGTGTTGAAGTTAAGAATGGCGTACATGTAGCTGACATGTCGGAAGGTAACTTTATTATCCGACCTAATGCAACGTTTCGTACGCGTGTTCCAGTGAAACAATCTGATGGAACTTACTCGAAAGAGAAACGATTCTGCACCATCGTGGTTCCGAAAGTGCTCGCAGATGGGACTGTCGTTTATAACCTTCGCAGGTTAGAAGACGAAACCCATCCTGAGACGACCGCTGCCGAGAGACTTAACCTCGACATGTTGGCCGCGCAGTACTACACGGATCCCGATCTCGCCGATTTTCGCGGGTACGGCAGTCTCGCTTAATACTGGAGTTGCTTTATGCAATTCCTTATTAAGACTGTAACAGCCCTTGTTCTTGGGGCTATTATCAACTCTATCCATTGGAGACATCTATGGACAAGGTCAAAAGACCAACGAGTAAGAAGGAAAGGAAGGTACCTAGCTATTACACTGGTACTGTTGCTACTATGTTATATAGCAACCTCCTCCGAGATTTTAGAAAATCTGAAGGGGCTAATTTTGGCGCTCAATACGATCATGAGCTCTTATCCGACGTCAAGTCGTTTCGTACTCTTCCCGAGTATGTAGACGATAATGACACATCGGTGCGGGGTTTTAAACGTAGAAAGCAGATGAATGCTCTCCTGAAGAAGTTCCGGTTCGAGAAAGATGCCTACACTGATGATGAGTTATCAGAAAGGAGCCTTAACAAGTTCCTGGAAGAACAACTCCGGCTGCACAGACCAATGCCACTGAAGTTAAGTGGCTACAAGGTTTTGCAGCGCGCGCGGTTAATCGCGAAGTCAATCCTGGGTGAGTACCCAGGCGATGAGGTTATCGAAAACACTCGTTTCGGCAAGAAGTCTTCCATTGGCTGTCCGTTAAGCGAAGCATACATTGACATTAAGTTGTCAAAGTCGGCAGCCGTCACGGGGACAGACGCAACTACGAAGCATTTCCTTGACCAGGTACTACCTGGTGACCACGTTTTGAAAAGAATCTTAAAACGGGTCGTGCCCGATTGGGGCGCAATCAAGGAGCAGCTAAGTATAGCCTATCTCAACCTTGTTGAGGTACCAAAAACCTGGAAAATCTTCCGGCTCATAACGCCGCTCACTCTAATAGGGTTATTTTTCTCCTATGGTTTCGGGCGAGTCGTACAGACTCGGTTAGATGAATACGGTTTGAAAATCAGTAGGTTGCAAGAGATTCATAGACGGAAGGTTCGCCTAATGTCGTTGTATCTCGACCTTGCTACAGCTGACTTGTCAGCGGCATCCGATAGTATTACGTCGGAACTGTTAAACCGTGTTTTGCCACGACCCTGGTACGTAGCGTTGAAGAAAACTTTTGTTCGTCACCTTCGGGTGGAGGATGGGAGTGAGTACTCAACGGTTTCGGTTTTACCAATGGGAAATGGCGCCACCTTTCCAGTTGAGACACTTGTCTTCTATTGCATCATTAAAGCAATAGGGGAGCTCACCGGATTCTCCGAAAGGAGAGTTGGGGAGAAGTTTTCTGTGTACGGGGATGATTTGATATATCCCACCAAGATGCATAAGTACGTAGTTGGTATTTTTCCACAACTACATCTTAAGTTAAACTTGGATAAAACGTTCACAGACTTCCCATTCCGTGAGAGCTGCGGTGCAGATTACTACCGTGGCCAAGACGTGCGTCCTTACTTTCTGAAGGGTGAGGCTTGTTACCTTAGTTCAATCAGGTACCAGGCTTTCCTTTACAAAGTGTACAATGGTCTGATAGCCAGGTGGGATCCCCTAGAAATTCGGGAAACCTTAACTTGGCTGCTTACAGAGTTGGCTCACGTGTCGGGTAAGATTTATCTTATCCCACCTAGCTTCCCAGATTACTCGGGAGTCAAGGTTACACAGTGGACCGACATACCATTGTCCTACAACCTTTTACCATTTTCTCGGCCCGTGGTGCATCTTAATCACGGGTCTAGGTGGTTTCAGTTTGATTTTCTGACTGAAACTCCTAAGAAGCGCATCGTTAAAACGGTGGAGCCATATTATTGGCTCGCGCTTCAGGGTATCAACGACGAAGTTGTCGATCATCATGGTAGGTCACTTGCCGATCCTTATGGCAAGTACCATGAACGTGATACCGGGTTCCGCATTCGCACACCCATAATTGACAAACATGGGCGCTATGAGTCACACGAACTAAGTGGGACGTATGCGGAAGGAGAGAAAAGGTCCAGCCTAAAGTGGAGCTGCACTTACCCGAAAACCGGTAAGTTCTACTACCACCACGGCAGGAAGGTTGAGAAGAGACGCATAGAGCATAAACACGAGGTCGACTCCAGAAAAGGGTCGACGGTCTCCTCGTGCTCGGCAAGGACGGAATCAGTCTCCGACTGGTTCTAAGAGCGAT